GTAAATACAGTTATAAAAGGGTCGATTGCTCACGCAGAATATTTTATAGAGAAACTATTGTATTTTGACAATGGTTATAGTAAACCATTAAGTGTTGGTCTTTTGTCCCAAATAATAGGAGAAATCAAAAAGACCAAAAGCCATAAGGTCATATCCGAAGAAGAAGGTCTAAAGTATAAAGGGGTTATACACCCTTATTTGTACAAAAGGGGATTGAGCAACAAAGTAATAAATGCTTATGAGGTAGGCTTCGACAAAGAGACTAACAGCATAGTGTTCCCCATAAGAGATCATCTTGGTAATATCCGCTTTTTACAAAGAAGAAGTATCCACGGGAAAAAATTTGATAATGAAAAGGGGGTTGAAAAGAGAGATATACTCTATGGGCTTCATTATCTCTTGAAATCGAAAAAGAGGTTTAAAGAACTGTATGTTGTTGAAAGTGCCATTGATGCTATGTCTTGCTATATGGTAGGTTTGCCATCAGTAGCACTACTTGGAAGAGTGTTTTATGAAGCTATGCTCCCAGCGTTATGTTTATTGAAAGTTAATAACATAAAGCTGTTATTGGACAATGACAAAGCAGGGAGAGAGGCAACAGAACAAGTTAGCCGTTTATTAACGAGATACGGTTTTAATGTTCAGGTTGCAGTACCCATAGACGGGTATAAAGACGCCAACGATTTACTTCTTGGGGGAAAGCTGAAAGATGTTGAATTTACTCATATAATATTTAAGCAAAAGGGGTTATGTGAATGAGTAAACTTGATAAGCTGTTAGCCGAAAAAGAAACAGAAGCATTTTTAAAAGAAGTAATGAACCTTTGCAGAAAAAAACTAAGCAAAATACCTATTAGCGAAGTGGATAAAGAGGACGCCGTTCAGGTTACTATAATGAAAGTGCATAAGGCTTTGGACACCTATGACAGTGCCAAAGCTATGGCTTCAACTTATTTTGATAGAGTGATGAATAATGGAATCAATTCATATTTAAGGTATCTGAAGACGCATGAGCCTTTCACTAAGTCATTAGGTATTGCAGACGAATATGACGAAGAAGCGGAAGGTAATGTAGTGGCATTGCCGAGTGACGCTTCTGATTATGATGTTACCAATATAATGATAGATTTTCTATGTTATAGTAACCTCACCGAAAAAGAAAAGCAAGTATTTCAAATGAGATGCGAAGGTCTTGAGTTTAAGGAAATCGCTGATGCTTTGGGGTGTTCAAAGGCACGAATAAGTCAAATTTGGAAATCATTAATAAATAAATACTATGCCAACAACGCCTGACATAAAAAAGCTCGCATAGACTAAGATCCTGCGAGTTGTGACGGGACAGGAAAATTTCCCTCCGTCATTTTTATTTTAGCAGAAAACACTCTGTAGGTCAAGGTTTTTATGAAAATAAAATCTTTCCCACTACCCCACACCGAAATGGTGTGGGGGATTTTTTCATTATTTTACCAATTTAACTGTTACAACTAAGTATACGCATAAATAAGTAGAAACAGGTTTACAGGAAAAGAAAAACAAAAAGGAAAAGGAGAAAAGAGTATGATTAAAGGGTTTAAGCAAATCAAAGAAGCAATGGACAAAACAGCGTCAATCTTTAAGATGAAGTCTGGTGAAAACAAGCTGATTCGTGTACTTGTGCCGACGTCTGAAGTTGCAGCCGCATGGGAACATGTAGAGCAGATAGGTGGTTTCTGGAAAACGATTGAGTGCATCGGCAAGAAAGATTGCCCGCTTTGCAAGGCGGGGCGTGCACCCTCGTTTAAAACATATATACCTATCCTTGACATTGCAGACGATAAAGTAAAAATCCTCAAGGCTTCAAAAGAAGTAGTTAAGGCACTTATCGCTTTTGAAGATGAATACGGCGATCTCACCCAGATGGATTTGAAAGTCGTAAGGCTTGGAGAAGGGCTAAAGACGACATATCAGTTTTTCAGGAAGGATCCAACTAAGATTGACTTGTCCAAGTACATGAGTATGATTCCAGACCCCGAAAGCCTTGTGGAGCAATTAACTAAAGAGGAAATTGAAGAACTACTTGACGGGGATACAAACGCTACCCCACCCACAGACCCTGATGACGAAGATTTGCCGTTCTAAGGTCAGCCCTTCTAAGAGAGTAGCCATAGATAACCTCTATGGCTACTTCTCAATACAAAGGAGTTCACGGTATGGGAGTTCAAGATATAGCTTCTGTAATTGAAAGAGTATCTGCTGAAAAATCCAGTAAGAATAATATGAAGACTGAAAAAGTCAGAATCAAGAAGCTCACAAAGAAGCAGACTCAAATACTGGAGTTGGCTAATGCCACTGTGCTTCCAGACAACTATAGGATTGTATGGACAGAGTTTGACTTGAATGTGCTTTGCGGACAGCTTTACACCGAGGAGTATATCTCTAATGATACAGAAGCTCTGGGCCTCGATACTTTCAGGGATGAAATAGTAGGTCTTTCAATATGGCTTCCTTCTTTTGATTTGGGTTACTATATTCCTTTAAAACATAAAGACGATATTGGTGACGCTCCCGCAGAAGGTACTGTGGGGGTTGACTATGTAAAGTGCTTGCCCAAGGATTTGGTTGCAAAGTACCTTAAGCCCTGTTTAGAAAGAAGAGGACTTAAGATAATTGGGCATAATTATAAGTTTGACGCTCATGTGCTTTACAACTGGTTAGGTATACGCACTATCGATAATCTTTATTTTGATACGATGGTAGCTTCGGCTCTTTTGGATGAAAATAAGCCAAAGAACCTGAAAGACCTCTCTGGAATTTATCTGAAAGAACCTGCGGATAGGTTTACTACCCTGTTCGGTAAAGAAACATTCGATACCATACCCATACTGCTTAAGGAGGGTCGGCGTGGGTGTCTGGCAGGATATTATGCTATTAAAGATGCTCATATGACTTGGAAACTGTATGAGTTTTTCAATAAGTATCTTAACACGGACAGGCTTAAGGACATTAAGAAAATAATGTTCGAAATCGAAATGCCTCTTCTACCAATCGTGTGGAGAGCAGAGAACAAGGGTATTCGTTTTGACCTTGACTACATGGTAAATGAGGTTGCACCTAAGTTATATGCGGAAGTTGGTATATGTCCGAAGTGCAAAGGATTTTACTCCATTAATGGATCTAAGTCAGAAAAAAGCAGGTCAGGAAAATACAAGTCCAAGTTTTATTTCTGTGAGTGTGGGCTTCCTGAAGACTATCAGGATGGTACAGCACAAAAGATATGGAGAATAACAGAGGAATTCAATCTTAAATCCAACCCACAGTTGGCTAAGATACTGTTTGAGAAGAGGAAGTTCCCGCAGGTAGATAAGAAGAAGCCGAATTCTGCAAGTAAAAAGAATCTTCTTAAAATAAAGGCTGAACTGGTTAAGCAAGGCAGGGAAGAAGACGCTCATTTAGTCGATTTGCTCTGCAATTTCAGGTCTGAATCCAAGTTGGCTGACGCTTTTGCTGACAAGCTCCCTAACAAAGTCATTAAAGGGAGAGTACATACAAACTTCAATACTGTTGGGGCTAAGACCATGCGTTTTTCAAGCTCCAACCCCAACCTACAGCAAATGCCTGCAAAAACAGGCGGGTTGATCCGTAGAGCATTCATGGCAGACGAGGGTAGGCTGTTGCTTTCTTGTGACTTTAGCGGGCAGGAATTGAGGATATTGGCTCATGTGTCGCAATGCCCTGTATTAATAGATATCTACGAGCATGACGGCGATGTACACTCCAAGACTGCCGTAGGTATCTACAACAGAATGTATAACGACAATGTGAGCTATGAGTATTTTCAGTATTGCCGTTCCCTTCAGGACTTGTTCTTAGATAAGGACGGAAACATTTCGGACGAAAAGCTGTCTGAGGATCATGTAAAGAAGCTTTTTGAGGAAGGTAAGATAAATACTCAGGACACAGAAACCCTCAGAGCAGACGTTACAAAAGGTAAGTTGTTCGAAAAAGTAAGGAAGAACTATGCAAAAGCTCTTAACTTCGGTATTGTGTACGGAATAACAGAGAAGGGTATTTCAGACAATCTGGGAGTTTCAGAAGACGAGGCCTTAGGGATGATTGATTCCTTCATGAACACCTATCCAGGGGTCAGAAAGTGGATACATGATACACAGAAATTCATACTGAAGAACAAATATGCTCTTTCAATGTGTGGCGGGAAAAGAAGACTTTATGAATTGATAGATTCTGGTCAGAAGTGGAAAATTGGTTCTGCTTTTAGGCAAGGGGTCAATGCTGTTATTCAACGTAGTGCTGCCGAGATGACCAAACTTGCTTCTATTAAGTTACAGCCTTTACTGGAAGAGCTTGATTCAATGATACTGCTGTGGGTGCATGACGAGTTGATCATAGACGTTCCTATGAATATCGGTATGGATAACATCAAGCGAATACAGGAAGTAATGTGCAACGCCCTTCCTCTTTGTGTACCAATGAAGTCTGACGCTGAAGTGGGGGATCGGTGGTCTGAAAAGCTTGATGAAGACACCATTGAAAAGCTCAAATACAGAAGTCAAATGGAAGAAGACGATGAGGAGGAAACAGAGGATGAAGAAGACGACATCACAGAAGAAGACAGTCAGTGAGTATGTCGAGGAGTGCCATAAGAATGCAGTGGAAAAGGGATTCTGGGATTTTTACCTTTTTGCTCTTTGCAGACCTATGCCTACAGAACTCCGTAATAGGCTAAACCAGTACGTCATAACGACTTCGATTATGCTTATCGTCACCGAGTTGTCGGAAGCTGTAGAGGCTTTGCGTAAGGACGATATGAGTAATTTCAAGGAAGAGCTTGCTGACGTAGCCATCAGACTGTTTGACCTTGTGGGCGGGTTGGAGATTGATCTTGAAGAAGAGATAAACAAGAAAATGGAAATCAACAAGAACAGAGAAAAAATGCACAACAAACTGTTTTAAGGAGAATCAGCAATGGGATTGGAGAAACTGGCTAAGACAATTAAATCGGAGATCAAAAAGCAGGAAGAAACTCTTGCTGAGAGATTTATAAGCGAACTGGATTCCTATTTGATACGTAGCAGGGCAGAGGAGTACAAGAAGCAGGAAGAAAAAGTCGGTGTGTACATAAGACCCTCTTCATACTACAAATGTATGCGTCAACTGTGGTACAAGATGAAATCCTTCCCTTGCAAGGAAAACAATACAGCAAAGGGCATACGGACT